AACCAACAACCAAAAATAGCCCTGCTATTCGTCAAGGCAGAAATGCCGACAATGGCCCTGCAGATTTGTACGCTACCCGCTACAAAGAAGCAGCAACAGACCTAGACGCACGCGCTAACATGAGCAAAGCTGACACACTAGATATGTCTATTGGCAGCTTTAGTAAGTCTGCGGGTAACGAGCCCGCTAAGACTGACGGCATCAAGATTCGTGGTACCGGAGCTGCTGAACGTGGCGTAATGGCCAGAGGACCAATGGCGTGAATTACACTCAGCTTAAACAACTGATACAGGACTACACACAAAACTACGAAACGACTTTCGTAGCGGATATTCCTACGTTTGTTGAACAAGCTGAGCAACGCATTTACAACTCGGTTCAGTTCCCGTCCCTGCGCAAAAATGTAACTGGCAGTATTTCACAGTACAATTCTTACTTGTCTTCGCCAAGCGATTTCCTTGCGCCATATTCTTTGGCCATTTACCAAAACACCACTACTACAGCAACGGGTACGTCTGGCACATATACCATTACGATTGGGTCAAATACCAACGTGGCGTTAGGTCAAATTGTGACGGGTACAGGAATACCAAATGGCGCTACGGTGACCAATATTAACGGACTTGTAATCACACTTAATCTGGCTTTAACGGGTACCGTATCTGGTAATGTGACGTTTCAAGGCAACTTTTTGTATTTGATTAACAAAGACGTCAACTTTATTCGCGAAGTGTACGGTAATCCAGTGGCTTACGGCACGCCACAATACTACGCTTTGTTTGGACCAACTGTCACTAGTGGAGCAATTACAAATGAGCTCTCATTCATCCTTGGTCCTACCCCTGATCTTAATTACACTGCTGAACTGCACTATTACTATTACCCTGTGTCTATTGCAGATACGACTAATAACCCAAATGGTACTTCTTGGCTTGGTGACAATTTTGACACCGTACTTTTGTACGGCTCTCTTGTTGAGGCTTATACCTTCATGAAGGGTGAGACCGACATGATGACGCTTTACAACCAGAAGTATGTTGAAGCGCTTGCTCTTGCTAAACGTCTTGGCGATGGTATGGAGCGTCAGGATGCATACAGAGACGGTCAGTTTAGGCAGAAAGTCACATGAGCATAGTACAGACCGCTACCACAAGTTTTAAAGTGCAGCTTGCTCAAGGGCTGCACAACTTTGGGCCCACAAGTCCAAACACGTTTTACATTGCTTTGTTCACTTCAAACGCAACCATCAATGCAGCCACAACCCAGTATTCAAACGCTTTGGTTGGAGAGGTAACAGGCGGCGGTTATACGCAGGGCGGACAACAGTTAACGATTACTCAGACACCAACATCTGGGGCTACAGGCGGTACAGTTGCGTACTGGTCGTTTCAAAACGTCGTGTGGAGTCCAGCTTCATTTACAGCGCGTGGTGCTCTGATTTACAATGCAAGTCAGAACAATGCATCAGTGGCCATTTTGGATTTTGGTTCAGACAAAGTCTGCAACACATCATTCACAATTCAATTTCCAGCAGTTACTAACACAAACGCAATATTGCGGATCGCATAGGAGTCATCATGACAAACGAAACTCAAGGATGTGGAGACTACGCTGTAGCTACACTTAATGCCAATGCCAAAGTGCCTGAAGGCATGGGTATTGAAGGCTGGTATCACGTTGTTTGCCATGATGCAAACGGCAATTTGAAGTGGGAAGAGAAGTTTCCTAATTTGGTGGTAGCTGTAGGTAAGCAATTGATGCTTGATACGCTTCTCAAGGGAAGCTCTTATACAGTGGTTGGCCCATATTTGGGTTTGACCAATGCCAGCTTGACACCTGCTGCTACTGACACCATGACCACATTGGTTGGTGGCGGTAAAGAGTTTACGGCTTACACAGTTGGCGGTTCTGCTGTTCGTGGTACGGCTGTTTTTGCTTCATCTACATCCACAGGCTCTACTCCTTCTAATGTGACATCAAGTACTGCTACGGCAATTACTTACACGATCACAGGATCAGGCGGTACGATTTACGGTTGTTTCTTGGTTACTGGTACAGGTGCTGTTAGCACACAAAGCTCTACTGCTGGTGTTTTGTACTCAGAGGGTAACTTTGGTACAGCCAAGACCACAACCGCTGGCGATACCGTATCAGTTACATATAGCACAACTGCTACATCTTGATTGGAGCTTTAAATGGCTCTTCAAGTAGCTGATAGAGTCCAAGTAACCGCAACAGCAAATACGACTGTTAGCTTTACGCTTGGCTCTGCTGTAACAGGGTTCCAAAGCTTTTCTGCTCTCACCAGCGGGAACACCACCTATTACGCCGCTACAGACACGACCGGAAACTGGGAAGTGGGTCTTGGTACTTATTCAGTCACAGGCCCAACGCTGACACGAACCACGATACTGTCATCTAGCAACTCAGGTTCTGCGGTTACTTTCAGTGGCACCGTTAACGTATTTATCACTTACCCATCTGAAAAGTCTGTTAATTTAGACGCCAGCAATAACGTGGTGTTCAGTGGATACACAGCACAAAGGTTCCAAGCGGACTTCACCAACGCCACGTTCAACAGTAGATTTGCGTTCCAGACCAGTACAACAAACAGTACAACGGGTATTTATGCGCTGCCCAATGGAACATCTACTGCGGCATCTTGGCAGGCTACGAACAACAGCGACCCCACAAACGCCAGTAAGATTCTGATTGCGACCAATGGTTCGACTGATGTTCAATTGGTTTCAGGAATCAACGGTACAGGTACATATTTACCCTTATCGTTTTATACCAATGGGTCACAAAGCGCTCAGTTGGATACGTCTGCAAACTTCAAAACCAATGGACAGTCAATTGTGGGCAACGGCTTGTTTGTAAACAACCAGACCATCAGCACGTCTTACTCAATTCCAAGCGGGTATGCAGCCCATTCAGTTGGCCCAATTACACTATCAAGCGGTGTGAGCATTACGGTTCCTAGTGGATCTAGATGGGTGGTGGCCTGATGTTTGGCTTATCCACCTTTGCCCAGTCCCCGTTTGCGTCAACGGGCAGTAACTCGTATACGGCTACAGTTACTGAAAACATTGGGGTGGCAGATGTATTGGCTATTTCAGCCCAGTTTGCTGTTACGCAGACAGAATCGTTTACCTCTGCCAATACGGATTCAGAGCAGGATGTGTTCTACGAGGGCATCACTGAAGGATTGGGCAGTTCGGATTCCAGCACGCAGTCTTATGCGTTCTATTTCACGGACACAGAGGGTACGACGATTGGAGATGTGGATGCGGTCACAGCTCAGTTTTTTGTGTCTGATACTGAAGCCGTCACGATGGCGGAAACAGAAACCATATCAGCCCAATTCCCGCTGTCCAGAACTGAAAATGTTGGGATGGCAGACTCCAGCACCCAAGCCTATGCTTTCCTAGAATCTATCACTGAGGGATCCACCCTTGCGGATAACCCCAGTATTTTGGCGCAGTTTGCTGTGTCTGTTGCTGAAGCTTTGGTCATGGCGGACACCAATTCAGAGACGGATGTGTACTATTTCGGAATCACTGAGAACATTGGGGTTGCTGAAACAATTGGTATCAGTACCATTTACCTGTTCACTGTGACCGAAAACTTTGGGGTAGCAGACGCGCCCGTGCTTAGAGCACAGTATTCTGTGAGCAAGACTGAAAACACCATTTTGCTAGAGTCTGAGTCCATTCAGTTTGCGGCAAACGTAAGTATCACAGAAGCCTTTACTTCTGCGGATTCAAATGTTGTAATTGGGTGGTTCTCAATAGATGACAGCGAAATCGCTTCATGGCAGAATATAGGGAATGCACAAACCGCAGGATGGACTGTGATCAATGACCCTGAAAGCCCCAATTGGACCTTGATACCATCAGGACAATAACATGACCATTACACCTACCTCGCTATTAAATCTTCCAATCATCACCACGGGTACAGAGTCGGGTGTATGGGGCAACGACGTCAACAATGGTTTGACTTCGTATTTGGACATTGCCATTGCTGGCACGCTCAATTTCAATTCTGGCACAAGTGCCACGCTATCTAATACATCCGGTACAAGCTCGGCCACCAACATTGGATCGACCACGGCGCAGTATGCGGCCTTGAGTTTTGGCCCCGGGTTGTCTGGGAACTTCACGCTCACAGCCCCTGCGTCGAGCAAGATTTACTACATCGTCAATCTAGACTCCACTTATTCCGCCACGATCAAGGCAAGCGGTCAGACTGGGTATACGGTACCAAAAGGTCAAAGAGCGATTGTGATTTTCAACGGCACGGACTATGTTCAGGCCGATAATTACTTTAACAATGTCAGCATCACGGGTGGTACTATTACCACTGCAACGCTGGATAACACACCGCTTGGAAACACAACTCCTGCAAATGCTTCGGTCATCAATCTGACCACATCGGGCACTGTCACATTCAACGGCACGGGGGCGGTTACACTCCCAGTCGGAACAACAGCGCAGGAACCCGGTAGTCCAGCTACAGGCATGATCCGATTCAATACCACGCTCAATCAGTTTGAGGGGTACAACGGGTCGATCTGGGGCGGTATTGGTGGAGCTAACGC